GAAGTATTGACATAGTTTTCCATAGCAATAAGAGTAGTAATATGACTCCATAGAGTTAGAATAGGTGAAAAGCCATAAAGTCTTGATGGGTTGTATTTACTAAGATGAATAACTTCGTCTTTAGTAAAGTATTGGTCTTTCCCATGAACTCTATTAATATAATGAACGGGGTGTAAATTACATTCACATACAGGACACCTTGCTAATGAATCACTATCATAAATTTCTCTATGAGTAATACATGTAAAGTGTGCTTCACCTCTATCTCCTTCTTCGTCAATATCAATATACATAGTTAATGGGTCGCCCCTATACATTTCCTTAATCTTATGAAGAACGACCTTTCCTTTATCATCAAGATAATATTCCTTAACTAAAATTAAATATGCATCGTCAGCAATATTTAAATCAGTTTCAATCTCTTTTAAAACATCAATTAATTTTTGTTCTGACCTGTTAATATACCCATCAAAGAATTTTTCAGCGTAGTTAATTTGGTCTTGGGAAGGCGGTCTTAATTCATTAGAACCACAAACTCTACATGCATCGGTTTCCTTCTCATGTTTTGTATCACATTTACTACAAATTTTATAAAAAGCCTTTTTCCATTCAAATCCTCTTCTAAAGATTTCAGTCTTTAATTGAGTAATACAAGTTCTAACAATAGTAGATTGATTAGCAACATCATAAAGAACGGGTCCGACAATGTGTTGGATATTTCTTTTTTCTTGGATGCCTAAATTATAGACTTCTTTTTGATTAGGTGTAGGAGTTCTTCGCTTCACAAATCCTCCCAAGTAATCTCTAAGCCCCATCATTCCACCCCACTTTCAAGACTATCCATCAATTGCATTTTAGAATTATCGTGGTATTTAACTACTACTTCTGGGTCAATACCATACTTTTCAAATTCTTTTGGCCCTTGAGTAACCGAGTCCTTCCAATTTTCATATTTAATCAATTTAAAAATTTCATTAAGTCTCTCCTTAGCCCAATCCGCCTTCCTAAAATTTTTCTTAATTCTAATAGCCTCCTGAATTAACTTACCCTGTGTATGCTTCATTCTAAGATGCGGCAAGCATTTATTAAGCACATGAATAATATCATCTTGTTTGTAAAAGTTAAGTCTGTGCTGACTTCTGCTATTCTCTCCAACTTTCTGGTCAAGATGTAGGCGACCACATTTTAACTCCTTCTCTAATTCTTCAAAGAATGCTCTTCCCCTATTACCCGTAGCAATCATGCCGATTCTTGGGGATAGTGAAGCATCCATAGTAATAAAACCATCAGAATCAATAAAACCTGCAACATAAGAATATAAGTCTTTTTTAATAATATTATTAACTAAATAATACTCACTATTAATCTTTGTAGCATTTATTTTCTTTAAAACTTTAGAAATAGATTGAGCAGTAGAAATTTTAGAATAAGAAGGACTTAATCTGGAGTGGACTTCGCTTGCTGAAAGACCCTGATTATTAGAAATAATTTCAAAAACACTTTTTTGAATCATATCCTTTTTTGAATTTCTAAGTGATTGATGTGGAATATCCTTTAGAAGTTTTCTCAATTCCTTTTTTGCATCATTAAAATCATTATGATTTTTAGAATAGTCTGTTCCATAATCCAAACTTTTCTTTTCTAAGTCAGTTTCCCACATTTTACAACATAGTTCAATAATTTTACTTCTCGTTTCTCCATCCTTGATGTTGTATAATTTTTGAATTTGTGTAGGGTTATGTCCCATTTTCTTAAAACCTAATTGATAAGGTTTCAACCAATAAATTGTATCTAAAGACTTTTGTAGATATTCTTCATAAGCACTAATTAAATGGTCTATACCTTTTGTTAAAGTATCTCTTTGAGGACCTTTTAATTTTCTTCTCATTTCTCTCAATTCCTTTACTAAGACAGGGATGGTTTTACCTTCAATGAGAGGTTCAATTGGTAGAGGGTTAATATATTTTGTCGCTTCTGTTAAATTAATATTTAAATCCTTAGAAATAGTCTTGACAATATCAATCTCATCTCCATATTGTTTTACCAACCATTTATTTAAATTACCTTTTGATAATTGATTTTTCAACTTGTCCTTTACAGGTTTAACAGAATCATCAAGAACTTTCTTTTGTTCCTCAACCCTTTTAACTTGGTTAAGGTTTTCTTCAAGTTCCTCAACATCAATAGGTTCATCAGCCTTATAAATTAATACCATAAAATCCACCTCCCGTCTGCGGTGTTGTAGTGGGACTGTTAAATAATCCACTACTATCAATGTCTAAAAAGGTATCGCTAAAAGATTTGGTTGCATAATTAGCCAAAGCCAAAGCAATAACTATATCGTCATGCGCCCCGACACCTTCAATTTTACCGTGAGCGTTAATTCCAAATGCACCCAATTCTTGAATGATTTGATTAGACACATTCCTTGACATTTCGTTTTGCATAGGAAAAACGATTTTACCATTGTCAATATTCATCTGCAAGTTAAGGATGATTTCTTCCTTTTTCTTTCGGCTCATAGTGAACTCCTTAACGGGAAAATCGGAGATATTTTTTAATTCCATAGCGAATGCTTTTGCGAATGTATTCGTTTCAATCATTACAATTTCTGGTTTGTATCTCCTACACAATTCCATCACATGATTAATGTGTTCTCTAAAGTCAAGTCCTTTTGCTCTAAGCATATGAACAACTTGTTTATTCATATTATCATCCACCTCTAAAACCATCATCACCGTATAGTCCCCATTTGATGAAATAGCAGGGTCATATCCTATGAAGTATCGGTAGCCCTCCCTACAAACGCTCTCAAGCGAAGCATAGTCATTCTTACACGCTTTGATAGCATCAGGGTGAAAAAGCATAGTGTTAGTGCTGATAGGAACGCAAAGGTATTCTCTTGTGAACTTAGAAGAACCAATTTCAATCTTTCTCTCTTCAAGCATTTCAAGACTCCAGCGATTAGGCCAAAGAGCCGAACCATCGGGATTAATTGCAGGGTATCTTTCCACATTGTATGCGGGATTTTCTTCTAACTGCACGAAAATGTCTGTATAGGTGAACGGAGTTCCCACCATTCTAAGTGCGGCGGTATGGTGAAGTGTAGGAATCATATCTCCCCAAAACCAATCAGTAACTCTTTGAATAGCGGTCATGCTAAACTCTTTTAGAGGGTCGTCAATAATAATTTCCTGAGGGTGAAGTCCACGAATTTGTGAACCAACAGAACGCTCAAGGATTTCATTACCGTTTGTCAAACGCATAGCACCAACCGCCCAACCACCTTTAGGTTTGAATTTTTTTAATTGTGGGATATTTGTGAACATACGGTCAATATCTTTCATGTGAACCATTGTCTGTTTGTGGTTTGAAGAAATGTATAGCATTTGATATGGTGGTTCTTGAAAACATAATTGATAAACACACCATGAATGGAAGAAAACAGATTTTCCGTGGTCACGAGAACAAATAATAACTGTGCGTGATGTGTTATTTACAAGGTCTAACCATTCTTGGTGAAAGTCTGCTAATTCATATCCAAGAACCTTTTCAAAGAAATAAGGGAAGTTTCCCTTTGACATTTCTAAATCCATTTCGGTTAGTAAATCCATTATTCTTCCTCCTGTTCGTCTTCGGGCGAGAAATATACTGGTAAATTACTATTATTTTTAAGTCTAGTATACATTCTATTATGAAATTTTTTCAATTTTAAATTATTATTTCTTGCTGCTTTTGTCTTCTTACGATTATGAAACTTTGCTTTATCTTTATTTGACATTCTTAGATATTCTTCCTTTGAATCTTCTGTATTATAAACAGGCTCACCACCATGTTCGGGAGAAGGAAATGTCGGTTGTTGAAGATTATTTAAAAGTCTACTTCTCATGCGTTTATGAAATTTTTTATTTATTTCACGCCTAAACATACCTACATGGTAATTTATTTTTTGATTATTTGTTAATTTATTATATTGTTCCAATGACAATTCTACATATGGGTCGTTTTGTCCAGCAGGAGTAGTTCTAAGTTTTTGTTTTTGCCTAACATTTCCTTCTAACTCCTTTGAGTAAAAATCGTTACATTCGTCGTTATCTGTCATTCCCGAAGCAATACAACTTCGTAGTCTTGCTTTTTGTCTTCCATGAAAGTTTCTTAAACTTTGATATTCTTTCATTTCCTGATAAATAGGATTTTCTACATCTGTCAAATCAACCGTATGTTGAGTTCGCAAGGCTTGTAATCTGCGGTCATATGCTGCTGCCTGACTACTATGCCACAATCTTCTTTCTTCTAAAGAAGCCGCATTGTATTGCGCTTCATTACGAATATCAGGTGTTGTGTCAAGCGGCGGCATTTTTAAAATATTAAACCAACCCATTTAATCACCTCACTACCTCAAAGAAATATAAACATCTTGTCTTCCATCTCTTGTTTCAGTAGGTCCATAATAATTAAATTCATCTAAATAATCTCTAAGTCTATCTGGTGTCATATCAGGATATTTTCTTTTAATTTCCCTGAAAATAATATGAAATTCAATTGAACCATCAATATTTGCTCGTTGTCTATCATCTGTTATTAGATAGCGATTTTGAAATAGTTTTTTTAAATCAAATTCAATCATATCTTCTTCAGCATATCTTCTGCCTACATCAATTTCCTCTTTTTTTAATATTTTTTCCCAACTCATTAAATCACCCGTATCGGTAATCGCCTTCACCTGTCCTACAAGGCATAGATAAATGTCTTCTACACAACTTTTGACCGCAACGACGACAATCTAAAACATAGGGTCTATGACAGTAATCACAAGTTTCGCCCTTTGAACTACTTATTTCAAAGGCTCTTTGCATTTCTCTTGGAGAAGGCTCATGCACTCTTTGTTTT